CCAACAGCAACAGTTGATAAGATACTTAATCAAGATTTATATATTAATAATCAATATGCTTCTTGTGCTAATGGTGCACAGTATCGTAAAGATGTTCGTGGATTCTTACCAGAACTCATGGATAAGATGTATGGAGATCGTGTGATCTTCAAAGAAAAAATGATCGAAGCAAAAAAGCAGTATGAAAAAACTCCAACTATTGCACTTGAAAAAGAGATTGCCAGATGTAATAATATCCAAATGGCAAAAAAGATCTCTCTTAATTCCGCTTATGGTGCTATTGGTAATCAATACTTCAGATATTATAATTTACGTAATGCTGAAGCTATTACTTATGGTGGTCAATTCAGCATTCGTTGGATTGAAAATAAAATGAACGTGTACCTAAACAGGGTACTGAAAACTAAAGGAGAAGATTATGTCATTGCTAGTGATACTGATAGTATCTACCTCAATCTGGGTGATTTGGTCAAGACTGTATACAAGGGGAGAGAGACAACTGATAAGAGCATCGTCTCTTTCCTTAATAAGGTGTGTGAAGTGGAACTTGAAAAATATATTACTAGTTCTTATGAAGCGTTGGCCACATATGTAAATGCATACGAGCAAAAAATGATAATGAAGCGAGAGAATATCGCTTCTACTGGTATCTGGACTGCAAAGAAAAGATACATGCTCAATGTATGGGACTCAGAAGGTGTAAGATACAACAAACCAAAACTTAAAATGATGGGGATCGAAGCAGTCAAATCTTCGACACCTGCACCATGTCGTGCTGCCATTAAAGATGCTATTAACATCATGATGGATGGCACAGAAAACGATTTGCAATCCTTTATAAATTCTTTTAAGGATGAATTCGATTCGTTACCTCCTGAGGACATAGCATTTCCGAGGTCAGTTAATGGACTACGCAAATTTAAAGCATCAGGAACCGTGTATACAAAGGGCACCCCTTTACATGTTCGTGGAACTTTGCTTTATAATTTTTATATCGCAAAGAACAAACTTGAATACAAGTACCCACTCGTACAAGAGGGAGAAAAAATAAAATACATTTACCTACGCAGACCAAACAAAGTTAATAACGAAAACGTGATCTCTTTCCTTAATACATTCCCACGTGAACTGGGAGTGGAAGGGCAGATAGATCGTGATGCCCAATTTAAAAAAGCATTTCTCGACCCTTTACGAATCATCACAAATGTGATAGGATGGGAAACAGAGAAAGTATCTAATTTAGAATTCTTATTTTCATGACTTCATTTTTAAAAAACATTGTCAAAGAAATTGACAATGAATATGCTGGTCTTATGAACGAAGGTGGAGTCGGTGACATAAACTCATTCGTTGATACAGGATCATATATCTTTAACGCACTCTGTAGCGGTTCAGTCTACGGTGGTGTACCTAGTAATAAAATTACTGCACTAGCAGGAGAGAGTGGTACAGGTAAAACTTTCTTTTGTCTAGGTATTGTACAGAACTATCTTGCTGAGAACCCAGACGCAGGTGTTGTGTACTTTGAATCTGAAGCTGCTATCACTAAAGAGATGATAGATGAACGTAACATTGATGGTTCACGTATGATCTTAGTTCCTGTCACTACGGTTCAAGAATTCAGAACTCAAGCGATACAGATACTAGATAAATATCTTGCATTAGACACAAAAGATCGCAAACCAATGATGTTTGTGTTAGACTCATTGGGAATGCTTTCCACATCTAAAGAACTAGCAGATAGTGCCGAGGGTAAAGACACTCGTGACATGACTAGAGCACAAGTTGTTAAAGCAATATTCAGAATTCTTACACTAAAATTAGGAAAAGCTAATGTCCCTCTTATCGTCACAAATCACACCTACGATGTCGTCGGAGCATACGTCCCCACAAAAGAAATGGGTGGCGGTTCTGGTCTCAAATATGCTGCTTCCACTATCATCTATCTTTCAAAGAAGAAAGAGAAAGACGGTAAAGATGTCATCGGAAATATTGTCAAAGCTAAGGCAGCAAAGTCTCGTCTGACAGTAGAAAATTCAATAGTAGAAACAAGGTTATATTTTGATGCTAGAGGTCTCGACAGATATTACGGGTTATTGGAACTGGGTGAGAAGTATGGAGTTTTTGAACGTAAGGGAAACCGTATTGTTGTTGGGGAGTCTAGCGTCTACCCTTCTGCTATTCTCAAGGATCCTTCCAAATATTTCACAGAAGAAATAATGGAGAAACTTGACTGGGCAGCAAGTCAAGAGTACAAGTATGGAACGGAGAAAGTATAATGTTTGCAGGAATAAAACCTCCCTCTCTTAACATAGAGGATTATAAAAATACTACACAAGGATCAGACATTAAGGTACTGTTTCCTTCTCTAGTATTTCAAGCAAAAGCAAAAGGATTTGCAGAACTTCAAGATGAAATGATTGGGTACTGTTATGGCGAACGTGGTAGAGATCCACAAGGTGCATCAGCAACTAATGTAAATGGTTGGCAGTCTCAGAATAATTATCATACAAAGCAATCAACTGTACTAAATGTACTATCCAGAGGTCTATCTTCTATTGGTGGATTTAGAGAAGGATTTGGTTTAAAGATGACAGGTATGTGGATCAATATTAATCCACCAGGTTCACTTAACAATGGACATAATCATCCTAACTGTGATCTTGCAGGTGTTATGTGGATTAAAACTCAACCTGAGTGTGGTAAGATAGAATTTGAAAATCCAAATTACTATAGTCACCCTAACATAGCAGGTTATTCTGATGATCTGATAGAAAGTACAGACATATTTCCTGCATATGATTTTGCACCTAAGGATGGTGAGATATTATTGTTCCCATCTTACTTACGTCATGGTGTACACGTTAACAATTCAAAAGAAGACAGGATATCTGTCGCATTTAACTGTGTTTTGGTGAAGGCATGAGAGACGATTTATTTGCAATCCCCGTTAGAAAATATAACGTAGATAAAAACCAAGATTTTATTGATTTTTGTATGGGTATATGGAAGGAGAATAGGTTCTCTGCTGTCTCTCCTTTTTTATATGGTATACAGCAATTTGAACCTTCTCTAACTCAGATATATACCGATGTAATAGAGCAATTTCTCACTGATATTGGGTGTTATGACACTCATGAAATCACTATGGATGCTATCATCCTTAAGGTGTTAGAGAAGGGAGAAAGTACAGACAGATTTGATACTCTACCAAGTCACTATACTATGATACATTACGTTGATGTGGTGGATGGTGCAGCATCCGATACATTGCATCATCCTGCAAGAGCAATGCTTCAAGCATTCAAACCAGCAATCATTGATGAATGGCAAGATGCAGCAGGCTTGTATATCAACCAAGGAGATGCTATAATATACCCATCATACATGGAGCATAGTTCTCCTGTACAAACGGAAAATAGAATTACTTTAACAGTTCCATTAATTTTAAAGCTAAATGAACAAGGTAGAGAATCTAATACTTAAGAACCTCCTTCTAGATGAAGTTTTTGTGAGGAAGTCTTTGCCTTTTATCAGGGCAGAATACTTCAACGACCCTCTAGAGAGGAATTTATTTGAAGTTATTAATAAATATTTTACGCAGTACAATGCTATACCTACTAAGGAAGCACTGGAAATTGAAGTTGGTCAATTAGATACGATATCTGATGAACAACATAAGAATATTGTACATATAATTAAAGAGATAGACGAGGAAAAGTCTGAACCTGAGTGGATCGTAGACGTTACAGAGAAGTGGTGTCAAGATAGAGCATTGTATATTGCATTGATGTCATCAATTAAAATTGCAGAAGGCAATGATGAACAGAGAGCAGCTGGTTCTATACCAAGTATATTATCAGATGCATTAGCAGTATCATTTGACAATCACATAGGTCACGATTACCTTGAGGACTACGAAGAACGATACGAGTTCTACCACAGAACTGAAGACAAGATACCTTTTGATCTGGAATTCTTCAACAAGATCACAAAAGGTGGGTTACCTAATAAAACTCTCAACATTGCTCTCGCAGGTACTGGTGTTGGTAAGTCTCTCTTCATGTGTCATGTTGCTAGTTCTGCTCTACTCCAAGGTAAGAACGTTTTGTACATCACTCTGGAGATGGCAGAAGAAAAGATTGCCGAAAGAATAGATAGTAACCTTTTAAATTGTGATATACAAAACTTAAATCAGTTACCTAAGATGATGTATGATAATAAGGTGACAAGTATTGCTAAGAAAACTGAAGGTAAGTTAATAGTTAAAGAATATCCTACTGCATCAGCACACTGTGGTCACTTCAAGTCATTACTCAATGAGTTAGCCTTGAAAAAATCATTCAAACCTGATATAATATTCATAGACTACCTCAATATATGTGCTTCGTCACGTTTTAAAGGCAATGCAGGCAATGTCAACTCTTACTCATACATCAAGGCGATTGCGGAGGAGCTTCGTGGTCTTGCTGTGGAAGCAAATTTACCGATTGTTAGTGCTACTCAGACTACTCGTTCTGGGTTTGCTTCTAGCGATATTGACCTTACCGACACATCTGAATCTTTCGGACTTCCTGCTACTGCTGACCTTATGTTCGCTCTCATTTCTAGCGAGGAACTCGAAGGACTTGGACAGATAATGGTTAAACAGTTGAAGAACAGGTACAATGATCCCACTGTAAACAAACGTTTTGTGGTTGGTATTGACAGAGCGAAGATGAGGTTGTATGATGTTGAACAAAGTGCTCAACAAAACTTGTCTGATTCAGGACAAGATGACATGGAGAAAGTCGAAGAAAATTTATCTAAGAAATTTGCCAGTCTTAAAGTATAATACATAGATTTGAGAAAGAATTTACTATGACAATAGATTTTGATAAGTACAGTCATTTCGTGGATACTGTCACAAGCGATAGTTCTAAAGATTTTGTCTATCTTGCTGATCGTTTGGTTGAACTTGACCAAAAGGGTGCCAATATTGAACGTCTTACCACTGCTGGCGTTGGCCTTGCTGCTGAGTCTGGAGAGTTTTTGGAGATCGTTAAAAAGATGGTCTTCCAAGGGAAGCCATGGAACGATGATAATCGAAAGCATCTCATTATTGAGTTGGGTGATGTTATGTGGTATGTGGCACAAGCTTGTATGGCTCTGGACATCAGTTTCGATGAGGTAATTGAAGGAAATATTAAAAAATTAGAGAAGAGATATCCTGGTGGTAAATTTGATATCAACTACTCGGAAGTACGTGCAGAAGACGACCTCTAAATTTCATCAGGCATTTCCATTACTCATATATGAGAAGAAACTTACTGGTTTCTTGAACGTATTATACAAAGGATTTGATGATGGTAAATTTGACAACAGCACTGGTAAAATAACAGGTGAATTGAACGGTAAAGTTCTAGTCCATCAAGATAAGAGACTGGAGCAATTTTTTAGAGCCGTGAAAAAATGTGCCATAGAGTACATGGATCAGTTTGCAATAGATAAATCCACTTTTGATGTCAATTTTGTCAAGACTTGGTTTACTATATGTGATCCTGGTCAACACTTCCCATGTCACTACCACTCATGTGCACATATATCATGGGTGTATTACATACAGACACCTGGTGACCCCCTAATTTTACATAAAAGAAACCCTAATGAATGGTTCGGAGATGCTTTCAAACTTATTAAAGAAAATAGATTTAAC